TTCCACACCCTCAAGATGATGGAGGGCAACGCGAAGAAGTCCCGCGAAGCCACCGAGACGCACATGCGCGCCCTTGATAAGGGCGCGCATGTGCGTCTCGGTGGCTTCGCGGGACTTCTTCGCGTTGCCCTCCATCATCTTGAGGGTGTGGAAGTCGCGGTAGATTTTCCGTTCCTTCTCGTCGAGCGTGACCTGGGCGCCCTGCCCGCCAGGGGCCACATCGCGCTCTTCGGAGGTGTCCACGCCCCGTTCCTCAAGCAGGTCGGAAAGCTCCCCCCGAACGGCGTCGGAAAGCTCAGTATCGGAATCGTCGTCGTTGTGCTCGGACAGGAGATCCCGCGCGGTTTCGAGGTCCACGACGGGGTCCTGCTCTTCAGTGTTTGTGTCGGCCATGACTATGCCATCCCAAGTTCTTGTTTGAGCGCAATGCGAATGTCCTCCCGCGTCCACTGGCGGCTTGATTCGGCCATCAGCTTCTTCAGCGTCGATAGACGGACGTATGTGCCGGAAGCGCCCGGCTGCCCGTCGCCTTGGGCGGCGTCACGGTCGTCGGCGGCGGGCTCGGCGCCAGTGGCATCCGAGCCGGTCGCGTCGGGCGGTGACGAGGCCGTAGCCTGTGCCCGCAGTTCTTCAAGTTGCTCCTCAATCTGTTCAAGTTGGTCGGCGAGCGACCCTGTGGATCGCTCATCAACGAGCGCGCCCGTGTCGGTGGGCACGCTCACGATGGAGAACTCGGTCATGTCGGACTCGGAGACCCGGGGTGGCGACTCCCCGCGGGCAATGTCTTCGGTGCGCCAGCCAACGCTTGCGGCGTTCAGGTACCCGCGTTTCACCTGGTCCTTGATGCGCTGGCTGAACTCGTCGTCGTACCACTCAATCGTGGCGAGGTAGCCGTCCCCGTTCCGATAGATGTCAACGGTCTTTGCGATCGGCTGCTTACCCCGGCGCGGATCGCGGCCGTGCTGCCAGAGCACGACGGGGTTCTCCCGGTAGGCCGAAAGGTCCATCCCGTCCGCGTCCAGGACCATGCCGTCCCGGGCCACGTCCTCCGTCATGAACTGAATCGTCGTCCTCTCCCCGTCAGAGCTCATGCGGATCTCCGAATCCACGACGGCGCGGTTCTGCCCGAACGCGCCCCGGATTTCCGTTTGCATGGACCGTTCCGGCAGCTCGTCAATTACTTCAAGCGTGTCGGGCCGGTGCACCGTCGTGACGTCAGCCATCATCCACTCCTCTTCGTCGTCGTCCCACTGCATGTGGTCAATCTCAACGACGGGGTTGTCCTCAGACGCCTCCATCGTCGTCTCGTCCTCGGCGCCGCTATCGGAAGTCACTTCTCCGTCGGTGTGCACCTCGGCCACCTCGCCGTAGCGGGTCGCGTTGCTCGGCCCCCACGTGACGAGCGTACCCTTGCTCAAGTCGGACGCATCGGCCCGCTCCTCGCTCGCGTTCAACGCGGCAATCTGGTCGTCGGCCTCGTCCTCGGTGTCGTGACAGCCCTCCACCTCGCCCGTGCTGTCTTTCACAACAGCGATGCCGTCGCAGTCCTCGTGGTCTGTTTTCTTACTCCAGGGCATACAGTCGCGGGCGTGTCAACAGAAAGAGCCTCACCGCTACAACAGCGATGCGGTTGGCGTAGGTGCAAGGAATCTTTCCTATCACTGCTGCCGGTAAACAATGTCCCGAACGGTCGTCCAGTGCAGGCCGTGTTTATCGCCCAGCCGCTCCCAAGCCCCCCGACGCCCGTACTCGTTTTTCAGCCGCTCGTAGGCGTCGCGAATGCGCCGGTTGCGGTTGACACGGGCGATGCGGTCCCGGTCGGCTTGGCTGTCCCGCTCGGTCGGTTTCAGTAGGTCAGGCATGGCATTAGGTCAGGCTTGACAGATCAGGCTGCTGCTTCTGCTTCTTTTCAAAGGTTTCCTTATCCCGTATCGGGAGCGCGGTGCATCGGCAATTGATGATGTTGGCCGGGCTGCCCTTCGGGTCGCCGGGGAAGCGGAGGTTTTCCGTAGGGCCGCTGCGGTCGGGCCCCACCTGAAACGGCTGCCCCATCCGCACTTGCTGCCCATCGGCTTCTAAGTGCCCGCCCCGCACGCGACCGTCCCGCTGCGAAAGCCACCGCATCCCATACATGTCCAGGTCACGGAAGGCCGTTTGCTGGCCCCGCTCAAACGCGGTCGTGGTCGAGGTCTGCGCGATCCGGCGAGCCCGGGACTGGCTCACGTCCGTGTCAGGGTCGCGGTCGCCGTCGGCCATCTGACGCAGGCGCCGCTGCACGCGATCGGCCGCCTCACCGATGGTTTCGTTGCTTGCGGCCGCCTCTCGGATTTCGTCGTTGATTTGCTTCTGCGTCGTTTCGGAGACGCCCCGCGCTTGGCTGTTGAGCGCCTGCAGGACCTCTTGCACACGCGGGTCGTCGGGATTGAAGTCGGCGTTGGCATCCAGCCGCTCAGCCGCCGCCTCCACCCCGTGCCGCACGAGGTCGGCCATGTGCTCGCCGAACACCTCCTGCAGGTCGCTGATCAGCTCCTCCATCGGCAGGATCTTTTGCGCCGTGAGCGGCGGGGCCTCGTCGCGCTGAATGATGCCTTGCACTGAATAGTCGCCCGCCTCGATGCGCTCCCCTGCCCGGTCGGCAAGGGTGCGGAAGTGCTCCCGCATGTCGCGGAAAAGCGGCCCGGCCACCTGCCGCCGGCGGCGGTCAATGGCCTGCCACTCTTCGACGAGCTCATCCAGAGTCGGCTCTTCGTCCCGTAGCAGCCGGCGTGTCGCGGCCCGGATGTCGCCAGCACCCGAGCCTACAGAAAATCCCCGACCTCGGCATCGGGGTCACGGGCGCCTTGTGGCGCGGGCCGCTGGCCAGCAGGCACCAAGCCCTTGGGGAGGTACGGCTGGTCAAGCGCCTCTTCGTGGCCCTCGGGGACCTCCTCGCCCTGCTCCCGCATGATCTCGGCCGGGGTCACGCCCCGCTTGAGCCGCTGCGCGTTGACCTCCTCCTGCTCACTCTCCGTCTTCGGCGCCACGTTCGGCGGCACGACACGCAGGCTATTGTCTGCACTAAAGGCACGCCGGAGGTTGACAGTCAGCTGCGCCGCTACCTGGTTCAACAGCGGCTGTATGGTCATTTTGAGCACGCTGCGCTCGGCCTGCTCCGCCTCGGCTCGGTTGGAGCCTTGATCCATCAGCGCGCTGTTGATGCCCGTCACGCGGAAAATCACGTCATGATCAAGCTCCTGCGATTCGAGCATCTGGAACTCATCGGGGTTGATGCCGAAGGACCCCGGTTCCATGCCGCCGTAAAAGACGGGCACGCCTTTCACGTCCCCATTCGGGGCCATGTATCGGTTTTTGAACTGCTGCCCCTGCTCGCGGGCCTTATCGGCGCCGATGTTGTTCTCGGTCGTCAGATACAGCATCGACGGCCGCCCTTCGCTGTAGGTCTTGTGCCGGTACTCAGCAGCAGCCCGGTCAGACCGCGTCTCAAAAGCGAGGCTCTCTAGGATCGACATGGTGCCGTGTGGCGTCGTCGGGTCGATGCGCTTGACCTGCACCACGTCGGCGGCGCTCAGGTCTTCGCGGCGGCCGTCAGCCTTGCGGTACACGTAGCCGCTGGGCCCGCCCTCTCGGTTGATCTTCTCCCGGATGCGCCCGAAGGACGGGAAGACCTCCAGCAGCGCATCCGGCGTCCCGAGGCCGTCGTCTCGGACAATGTAGGAGGCGCTCCCCTGCACGTCGGCGGCAAAGCGGGTCCAGTAGTAGAAGAGGTACGCGCTCCGGTACTCATTCGGCTGCCGAAGCAACCGAAGCCACGGGTGGGAGTCTTCCACCGGCTCCATGCCATCGGTCGTCTCGCGCTTGACCATGAGCCCTTGGTGCTCCCCGCCGGGCGTGCAGGACCGCGCAAAGAGCTCGGCGCGCTTGCGCAGGCACGCCTCCAACGTCCCCCGCAGCTCCCGCCGGATCTGCCGCTCGGACGGTTGCCCCCGGTCAAATAGCCCGAGGCTCTGGGAGAGGGTCACATCGGTCTGCGGGGCAACAATGTCGCCGTCGGCCCGCTCGTGTTGGCTCCAGTCAAACATAGTGCATTGTGATCAAGATAAGCGTTCCAGCGGCGTAGACGGCGGC